TTAGTGGGAAGAGTTGTCGTCCTGCTGGGGTTTGGCGTTAAACATATCGCACAGCATGTTCAACAGCATCAGGCGCACTTTAAAAGGAGAGTGGGTAAACACGATCATACACCTCTTGAATTCGTTCATAAGACCTCCTGATTCATGATCCCTTCGATCCGTGAAGGGTGACTGCATTACATACAGATATAGCACAGGCTATATTGTAAAGCATCAACTATCTACAAAAAACAATAAGTTAGATATTTATCAATAGGTTAGGCTAGTCAATAAAAGTGAGTATCAGGCAGTATTTCTAAGCTGTCGCGACATTTTTGCGACATTTTAAGGGATTGAGACGCACGGCATCTTCAAGGTGGCTAGGGGCAAAATGCGCATAACGCATCGTCATGGTGATATCAGCATGACCAAGAATTTTTTGCAGAACAAGAATGTTGCCGCCGTTCATCATAAAGTGGCTGGCAAACGTATGGCGCAGTACATGGGTAAGCTGGCCGGAGGGGAGTTCTATCTTGGCACGCTCCAAAGCAGAGCGGAAAGCGTTGTAGCAGGGCTGCGGAAACAGAGCGCCTTTCGTATCAGGTAGTTCAGCTAAAAGTTCGTCATCAAGTGGAATGGTTCTGTTGCGCTTTCCTTTGGTTTTGACAAACGTGACTTTACCGCCAGCAATCTGAGAACCTTTAAGCGTTGCAGCTTCATTCCATCTTGCCCCTGTAGAAAGACAGATTTTCACGACTAGCTCTAAGTACTTTACCTTGCTCCGTTTGCATTCCATTAAAAGCCGATCAATTTCATTAACAGAGAGAAAGGCCATTTCGGATTCATCAGTACGATACTGTCTAACATTTTCCAAAGGATTGGGAGCTGACCATTCCCCGATCCGCTTCAGTTCATTGAACATGGCAAGAAAGTAAGCATGCTCAAGATTCATTGTTTTCGGGGAAATCTTGGAGACTCTGTTGGTGCGGGCATAATGCCCTTCAAGTCTTTTAGCGCGGTAGGCAGTGAACAGCTGGGCATTGAACTCTGTAGCCAGCGGGAATCCCATGCATTCTGCCGCCCAGGCCATAGCATCTTTACGCTTTTGACCGTTGCGCAAAGCTACCCCATGGCGTTCATACCACATCGTAATAAGATCGATTAGGCTTCGTTTGTCTTTCCCTTCACCCAGCCATGGCGCACTGTCTAACTTCTGAAGCGTATGATTCTCAAATGCCAGGGCTTCGCCTTTTGTGGCAAATTTTTTACGTATTCGCTTACCGTTCTTACCATTACTGCGGTTGACGGTGTAGAAGTCGGCGATCCATTCGCCTGTCGGAAGTTTACGAACGCTCATTTATTCAATCGTCAGAACAACGCGGCCAATGATTTTTATATCGTCAATCCCGCAGTCAAAAGCCATACCTACGCCGCTTACTCTAACCTTTCCCACAGGGATTCTTGTCAGTGTTCTAACGCTGGTTTTACCTTCAACTTCAACAAGCCAAACATCGTCATAAACTTCGGTAAAGTGCTGATCGATAATGTATTGCAGTGAGTTATCAATCACACAGACTGGATTCTGCGGTAAAGGCTTACCTGGTAAAAAAATAACCTTATCGAGCATAAGAAAACCAGACTCATAGAGTTTGCCGTCCACGATCTTCTTGCGCGGCAGTTTCATGATATCTAAATCTTCATCGTTGAACTTTCTACCTTGCCCAGTCGCTAGCCATTCCAACGTTGCCCCTGTCTCAGCCATACATTTAACAACGATATCAGCTGGGAATAAATCCCTCTTATAGCGGTTAGCTAGGCTACTGCTTGCAATATCAAGATGCTCGGCTAGAGCTAATTTAGTGTTGAAGCCATACGCCTGGATAACTCTATCCAACACCTCTGATCCGCCTTTGGAAAACTCAATCTGTAGGTTCACGAAATTTTTACCTTGAAAATTATCGAAAAGTGAGTTTAAACTTCGCTTTGTAGGTTTAAGTGAATATTGACAGTTACCGACCTGTATTGCCGTACAGGTTAACTAATGGAGTTTGCCTTATGCGTCCGAACATTACAATCATCATCCCGGAACCATACCTGCCTTTAGACGAGTACTGCCGCCGTACTGGTACCAACAAGGAAACCGCTAGAAACCTGATTGAATACGGAAAATTACCAATTAAGCCGAAGGGTAAGCAGAAGAAAGGCTTGGTCGAAGTCAACATGGCCGCGCTCACTATCCAGGCTTTAAGTGAATGTGATATTTCGCTTAACGCGTAATTCATCCTACAGATTAGAGCGGGGCTAACAATGTTTGATTATCAGACTTCTAAACATGCTCACTTTGATGCAGCTTGCCGAGCGTTTGCGCTGTCGCACAATCTGGAGGATGTCGCCGCTGCCGTTGGTATGCGTCCGCAGATCCTGCGCAATAAGTTGAACCCGATTCAACCGCATCGCCTGACCTGTGACGAGCTACTGGCTATTACCGATTACACCGAAGATGCGCGTTTACTGGATGGGATGCTGGGGCAGATTAACTGCCTCCCGTCCGTTCCGGTCAATAACGCCACTGAAGCGAATATGCAGTTTTGCGCATTAAGTGCCACCGCAAACGTGGGTGCGATCGCTGGGGAAGCCGTTTCAACTGAGCATATGACCGCCGCACGTCGCATACAAATCCTTGATCGTGCCCGTGATGCCATCCGTTCCCTTTCCGTTCTGGCTTACACCGTTGAAAGCCGCCTCCAGTCTGCGCCGGTTCTTGCTGCTGCCGTCGATATCGTGACTACCAGCGCCAGCAGCATGATGTGAGGGATAACCATGAAAGCGTTCGTTACCTATCTGAAAAAAGAATCTCCGGCCATGCAGCTGGCCAGCGGGTCAACTGGCTGGATTGAACTGCCAAACGGCCAACGCTGGAACCCTGGCCACCAGTACAAATTCAATGCCCGTTCGTCTCGTCGTCCATGGTGGTTTCGTTTGTTCGGAATTATCAGGGGGCGTTATGGCCATTAGCGAAAAGCAGCAGGAGATCGGCCTGAAGTGGCTGGAGTATATGCGCCGTAAATACTGGAGTGAAAAAAGCGAAGCCGCCGAATGGTGGGACAAATTAACACCTGAATGGCGAGGGGTTGTTTTACATGCAGCCGCAGTAAATTCCGGGTCGGACGTTTTCAAAGCCCACCTGTGTAAATGCTGCTGGCATGAGCTGTATGCACGCCTGAACTACCGCGAAATGATTCAACTGAAACAAGGTATTTCCCGCGCCCGGTTAACGTTTGAGGGGTTCGGGAGTTTGCGTGACAGCGATTTTTCCCGGCGCACCGCCAATCGCCCGGCAAAGGTGGTTAATCCGATTTACAGCAGTAACGGGGTGCAGATGGTTGTGGCACCTCAATTCGTTAGCAAAATACAATTGTTACAACAGCAGGAGAATCACTGATGTCCATTATCTCTGTAAATGCCAAAGAACTGGGACAGGAGCTGGCTGCGTGGGGTGTTCCACACAATTACGCCATTCTCTTTCTGGAGAAAAGCACCGTTAAAAATGGCCGTGTGGCCTTACATCCGTTTTTCTTTAACGACACCGAGCACATGACAAATAAACGCCACTGGCTGGCCGTGAATGTTGCGTACTGGTGCTGTGTTTATCGTGAAGCGGAAAGCCAGTACCAACAGGTTGAAGCGCTGGCCAGCATTCGTTCCATGTATTACATCGCCGGGTCATTAGGCGCTGGGGAAGTCAAAGCGCTGATCCAGGAGTGGTGGCGCAATACCTACGAGCTGCACCAGATACCCGCGCCGAGCTACTCAGCCGCGCCCGTTACCGTCTCTTTCCACTAATTAACTGCCTGAATTTTTGGCCATTCCTGCGGTGGCCGGGGATTCTTTTGCCCTAAGGAAACCAAAATGCAAACAACACGCATGTTTTTACCCGTCAGCCAATCCGGTACTGAGCTGCTGGCAATGCTGGCAAAAGCTACTGAGGAAGGTAAAGCGGCCTCCGCCGATCTGTGTTCTGCCCGTCTGGATAAGCTGGCCGCGTATGCCGCGAACGAAGGTTTAAGCGCTGCCGAAATCGTAGAGCTGATCCGTGAAGAAGCTGCGGCCATTTGCAGTAAAGGCGGTGCAGCATGGCAGTAAAAACGCCTCTTAAATGGGTGGGCAGCAAAGTCCGCCTCATGCCGCAGCTGCGTGACCACTTGCCGGAAGGTAAGCGCCTGGTTGAACCGTTCGCGGGTTCCTGCGCCGTCATGATGAATACGGACTATGACGAATACCTGATCGCTGACCTGAACCCGGATTTAGTCAATCTGTATAAGGCGATGGCCTACCATACCGACGCGTTTCTTGTGGAGCTTGAAACCCTGTTTTCTGCCGGAGCGTTGGGTGAACAGGAGAGTCGCGCTATTTTTTACTATGCCGTCCGGGACGCGTTCAATTTGTCCGGAAAGGGGCTTGGGGCGGAAAGTGTTGAAGCCGCTGCCCGTTTCATGTATCTGAACCGCCACGGCTTTAATGGGCTATGCCGTTACAATCGCCGTGGCCAGTTCAATGTCCCGTTCGGGAAGTACAAAAAAAATTATTTCCCGCTTAAGGAAGTCCGTGCTTTTGCTGAAAAGGCAAAGCGTGCAACGTTCATCACCGCGCATTACTCCGAAACGCTCGCGCTGGTTCGTGCCGGGGACGTGGTCTATTGCGATCCGCCATACCTGACGGAATCAGGAAATTTCACCTCATACACTGAAAACGGCTTTTCACATCTTGATCAGGGGCGGCTGGCCAGAAAGCTGCGCCGTCTCGCTGAAAAGGGCGTGAGTGTTGTTGCGTCAAACAGCGATCTGGAAATGGTGCATTACCTTTACGCCGGGTTTGAGGCGATGAAAGTCAAAGCGCCACGCAGTGTTGGTGCCGCAGCTGCAAGCCAGAAATCTGCCGCAGAGCTGATCCTGAAATCACCAGTTTCCACAGCCTCCAGCGCTGGGGTGGTGGCGAAATGATGACTGAACCCATGACCGGGCTGTATGCGCTGACGGTATTTGCGGCTTTCATCTTCTTTTCCTGGGAAGAGCGCCGGGACGCGGAGACTTCAGATGATGTGGACTTTATTTTGGTCGCTATCTCTTCCCTCGTCTGGCCTGTACTGGTGGCGGTATGTGTCGCTGCTTACATGATTAATGCCTGGAAGAAGTGGGTTAATCGTGACTGATCTGTCTCTTGCTGGCCAACATCATGCCGTCGATATCTGGCGGCGTGATACTTTTGCGCCAGGAACGCCAGCGGATGCAACAATCACAGAGCGCCGTTTGTGGGCAGTTAACCCACAGGACTACGAGTGGCGCTCACAGTTCCTTCATGAGATACCCGACTGGCTAGCCGGGTACTTTGGAAACCGTTACGAAAAGCTGTTTGCTGGTCGTGACGGCCGCCGCCGTGCCAATACATTCCTGCGCAAAACAATCGGTGAGAATGTATTGCCACGTCTGCGTAAAGTGGCTGCGCGTTACCAGCTGGCCGCTGATGTAAGCGATCTCCCTTTTGGCAAATCATTGCAGCGTTTGCCGTCGCTTGACCGTACCGATCTCAAAAAGCTGTCAGGCCAGGTCTCTGGCTGGATAGCTCAGATGTTTTATGACTTCACCGACACGCTGAAGGGTAAACCCAAAGACGAAAGGGAAATGCGCCAGCGCACGCTGGAGGCTTACCGCAATCTTTGCTCGCTTTCCCTCATGCTGAACAATCAGCCGCCGTACTGGGCAGAGCACGAAGCCAATGATGGCCACCTGGAAACCCGAAAAGCGGAGTCCGGGATTTTGCGTCTCATGGCACCGGAATGGTGGTATCAGCGCCTGAAGCGTGCCCGTGACCTGCAACGTGAACATCTGGCCATCGCCGTTGGCCAGGTGCAAAAATCTGCCAGCGCCTACGTATCACGTAAAACCCTGGGCGAATGGATAGACCAGAAGAAACGAAATCTGGAGTTCTTCAAAAAGTTTGATCTGATGGACGAAGAGGGCAACCGCATTGCGCTGGACAGTATGGTACACCGCAGCGTTGCTAATCCGGCCATTCGTCGCTGTGAACTGATGGTGCGTATGCGCGGGTTTGAAGATATCGCCAATGAACAGGGGCTGGCTGGCGAGTTTTACACAATCACTGCGCCTTCACGTTTTCACGCGGTACACAGCAAAGGCGGCTTTGTGTCTCAGTGGAACGGATTAAGCCCACGGGACACGCAGCGTTATTTATGCAACGTCTGGGCAAAGGCACGCGCGGCGATCTCCCGTGCCGGTATTCATGTTTTTGGTTTTCGCGTGGTGGAGCCACACCACGACGGGACACCGCACTGGCATATGCTGCTGTTTATGCAACCGCATGACGTTGAGGCGGTGCGCGATATTCTTTGCTATCACGCCAGGATTGCCGATTCAGAAGAGCTTCAGACACCCAACGCGCTTAAGGCGCGTTTTCACGTTGAGCCTATCGATCCCGCTAAAGGTTCGGCAACGGGCTATATCGCTAAGTACATCTCAAAAAATATTGACGGCTTTGCGCTCGATGGCGAGCAGGATGAAGAAACCGGGGAAAACCTGCGCGATATGGCCAAATCCGTATCGGCCTGGGCATCCCGCTGGCGGATTCGCCAGTTTCAGCAAATTGGTGGTGCGCCTGTGACTGTATGGCGTGAGTTGCGCCGCCTGGGTGATCAGCGCCTGACTGACAGCCGTATGGATGCGGTGCTGGCGGCGGCTGATGTAGGGGACTGGGCGGCCTATACACAGTTGCAGGGTGGCGCACTGGTTGCACGTCGCGATCTGGTTGTGCGTCTGGCCTATGAAATCACTGAACAGGGTAACGAGTACGCAGAAGATGTTCAGCGTGTGCAGGGTATCTATTCGCCTTTGATCCCTGATTCCGAAGTTTGCACCCGTCTGGTTAAGTGGCAGAAGGTTGCGAAGTTGGCCGAAGCGCCAGCGGAGGCGGGTTTTTCTGGCGGCAGCGCCGCCCCTTGGAGTTCTGTCAATAACTGTACGGAGGGAGGAACCCGGAGGCGGTTAAAACTGGAACTGAACCAGCGAGGCTTTGCCGGAACGGATGAAGAAATCGACATTCTGAAGCGGGGTGGCGGTCTCAAATTTGGCCGATCTGCCCTGATTTACAGGAAAGGGAGGTTACAGGAGAAGCGGAACAATCCGGAAAACGAACAATGGCCGGGTTGGCAGTAGTGGTGTGTAAGTGCGTGATTAGTAATGTGTAAATTGCGTTTTACGCTAATTATCATTTCACATATTGTGCGTTTGGGTATACTGTATGGTTATACAGTGTTTTGTTTTGTGGGAGGGCTGCATGGATATCTTAGAGGCATCAGCAAAGCTGGAGCGCATCGAATTACTGGCAAAAATTGCCCATGTAAGTGAGATAAGCGCGAAGGAAAAGACTATTGCCTTAACTTGGATCGGTGAAATTGCTGAAGAGATGCGGAACGTAGTCAAGGGGGAAATAAAAAACCCCCAGAGCGGGGGCATTTTAGGCAGCGGGCGCAGCCTTCAATAAATCCAGAGCCATTTGCTTTTGGTCGGGTGAGAGATTTTTGAGCAATGTTTGCACCAAGGAATCACCCGTTTTAGCGCTGGGGCTGAGAGTGTGGGAAAATGTCAAATTCATAACAAAGGTGTGCCCACACTCCACATCAGCACAGGCGCAGTAAATATCTGCGATCTGGCGGTGCTTCCGGTTAGTCTTACGAATCACAGCCTTTGAGCCGCACTCCGGACATTCAATCTTCAGGACTCTCATATTCCATTCTCCGGCTGTCAAATAATGCCTGGATTTTAGCCTTTTTTGCCTCATGCTGCACCCTCCGCCGTTGTTTCTTCAGCAAAATTTAAGTGCAGGTGGCGCGGGATTTCCGGATCGCTGTTGATGGCCATCGCCAGTCGGCGCTGAATGGGCAGCACTTCATTCTTTTTGTAGGTGCGTTCAACCTTTTCCGGGTCGCCCAGTCCGGCAGTATTCTGTGGAACGATACCCGCAAGCCCGGCCGGGAAGCGATGTGCGTTCAGAATGTCCTGGGCGCTGATGTTCTTCACGCTCGCAAATTCATCTTTGGCCGAAATGTCCCCCATCTCAATAAACTTGATCGCGTCACCGTCGCCGCCAGGGATATTCACCAGGATGGTGGAAAAGTTTCCGATCCCCTTGCTGTCCCGCAGCTGCTGTTCAATTTCCTCCTCCATTTCGTCCGTCATGCTGGGGTCACGGGTATACAGAATGCCGCCCGTGTGGGCGCCGTTGTGGTAGTAGCGACGGCGGAAGATAACCGCCTCACTGTTCAGCAGGGCAGAGTGAACGCCGCCGATGTAGTCCGGCAGACCATAGATGTGCTGCTGTGGGTCGTACATCTTGATGAAAATGATATCTTCAGGCGGGAACGCCAGCGGCTCGCCTTCCTGTAAAACCACATAATCCCCGGGCACAGTCTCCGCGTTTTCTCTCTCCTTTCGTCGGCGGAGGTAAAGCCCCGGCAACGGCTGAAGCCCGATCACGTCTCCCCAGCCATTACGGATTTTGGCCACAGCGATATCACCAAACGTCAGGTAGTCAAAAACAGCGGCCTCCAGCTCGTCGAACGTCAGGCCGCCACCCTGATAATCCGCCGTAACCATGTTTTTACGGGCGTGGATAATCCCTCCGTGCTGGCCGTTCAGGTTGATTAGCTGAGCCAGCGCCAGACGGTCAATCGGCTGGGTGTAGTGGTCGGCGGCGTTGTCGTACCAGATTTCCCGGTAATCTGTTCCGGTAGTCAGTACCGGTTCTGGTTTGCCAAAGCTGATAATACTCATTTTTTTTGACTTTTCGCCGCGCTGTTCGCGCTTCACAAAACGTTTCTTTTTGCTCATGCTGCCTGTTTCCTTACACCCCAGCGGGATTTTGGTTTGTTTTCATAGTTGAGTGGTTCGTTATGCAGAGCGTGGGTAATTGCCCAGAATGCCTCTGCGTGCCCAGTGTCCTGGCTGCGGTCTGCAATAAAGGTAACTCCATTGCCGCTTTTAGTGCTGGCACGCCTGACTGACATAAAACTGGCCGGGATTTCCTTCAGGTTTTTGTCCCATTCGATACGCTGGCTTTCCACCACGTCCGCGGCTTTTACAACCAACTGGTTTTTGGTGTTCATGTCGTAGCGGATCGGGACGACAACCTTCATGGCAAAGTGCTGTATGTTTTCAAACACCCCCTGGCCGATCCCGGTTACGTCCACGCCCAGATAAGTGAAGTTGTACTGGTCAAACAGCTTTTCGATCTGCTTTGCCTGGTAGCGGAAGTTCATTCCCTTCCAGTAAATCACCTTCAGCACGCGGAATTTTTCCACGGCGAACATCGGCGGGGCGACAATCACGAAACACGACAAATCGCCGCTGCGTGCCGGGTCAAAGCCGCCCCAGACTGGCCTGTCACCAAACGGCCGTTTAGCGTCCGGTTCGTGATCCTGCCAGGTGTCCACCTCCACGCCGCACGCTTCCAGGTCGGAAAAGCTGAAAACAGAATCCTTGCTGTCCACGAACACGCACATGTAAAGCATGTCGAACGTGGCGGTGTTGTAGCGGTTGCGCAGCTTCTCGATGTTGGCCAGATTGAAGCCACCCGCAATGGCATCCTCCATGGTGATGACATAGCGCCACTGGCCATCCGGACAGAGCCGGCCACCGTCCCGCATCTCATCGAACAGCGGAAATTTGATGGCCGCGCGTTTCTTGCTGCCCTGTTTCCACTCTTCACCCGTCCAGAACGGATACGCCTGGTGTGTTTTGGCCGATGGCGTGGAAAAGTAGGTGGTGCGCCATTTGTCATGTGTGGCCATCGCACTGGCCACTTCATTGAGTTTTGCGAAGTTAGGCACCCAAAAATATTCATCACAGTAAAGATGGCCACTGTATGACTGCGCGGTGTTTTTGTTGGTAGACAGAAAACGCAGCTCTGCGCCGTTGCTTAAGCGGATCGGGTTCCCGGTCAGCGTGATGCCAAAATACTGTTCTGCAATGTTGACGATGTAAGACCGGAACACCTCCGCCTGGGCTTTGGACGCGGACAGGAAGATTTGCGGATCGCCCGTCATTACCGCGTTTTCGAACGCCTCAAACGCAAAGTACCACGTTGCACCGATCTGGCGGCTTTTCAGGATGTTCCTGACCAGCTGGCCAATATTGCGGCGCAGGTGTTTCTGATATTCGAAAAGATGTTCGTCCGCCCAGGTGTCAAAATCCTCCTGGGTCAGAGACGAAATATCGTTTTTCTTGTACTTGCGTTTGCCGCGCGGTTCATCCTCGCTATCCCCTCGCGCAGCTGCCTGCCGTTCTCCCTGGCTGGAGGCCAGCTTTTCTTTATGCTTATTGCTCTGTGCGCGCAGCTTTGTGGCGTGAGCAATAAGCAAATCCATTTCTTTTAAATCCAGGTCTGTTTTATTGTCGCGGGACGCTAACAGCTGGTAACGGCGCTCTATTGCCTCCTCTGTACTTTCGAAACTGAGCAGGTCAGCCCATTTATATTTCTCCGCCCAGTAGTAAACGATCCGCGCATTCGGCAGATTTAATTCTGATGCAATTTCTTTAGGCGTGTAACGGCGCAGGTAAAGTGCGCGGACAACGCCTCTTAATTCGTCTGAGTATTTAGCCATAGATTTAATTATGCCGTGGTGCTGATGAAAAAACGGCGGGGTTAATTCGGGGCTGTTCGGTAATGACTTATAACCGAACTGTTCAGAATAAAGCGTAATGCGGGGATGTGTTTAATTAGCAATAATCAACTCCACAGCAAGGGAAACAGTTAATCGACAGAGGGGGAAATATGTGTCGCATTTAAAAACTGGCTGGCTGTGTGTTGCTACTGAAGGCGATACGGTTGATGGACGGGTGCTGGAACGGCAATGGATTATCGACATGGCCGAAACCTATGATCCTAACCATTACGCCGCATTGATATGGCCAGAGCATGACGATTCATGTGGAAACTTCGGCGAAGTGCTGGAGGCGATGTGGCAGGACGGTGATGACGGGCTGGCGCGGCTGTATGTCAGTCTGTGCCCGAATAAACGCCTGATTTACGCAAACGACGAAGGCCAGCTGCTGTATTTCTCCGTAGAGCCGGAGCTGAACTGGCGCGGAGGGGATCGTACATATCTGATGGGGCTGGCAGTAACAGACCATCCGGCCAGTGTAGGTACAACACGATTGCGTTTTAGTCGGCGCAAATTAAATAAACAGGGATATTACAGTTGTGTGATTTCCCGTAACGGTAAAATTACGCAGGAAGGGAAGATGAAAAACTGGCAGAAATTGTTTGGTATTAAGCCGAAGTTTGAAGATGAAAATTCGCAGGACGATCCACCTGCTGATGATAAATTGCAGGCGCTGGCGAGCGCTCTGAACGATCTGGAAGCGCGTGTGGGTAAAATTGAAACCCAGCTTAATTCCGTGCAGGACGATGTTGACACTATTACCGAAGTAGTGGATACGGAGGAGTTTTCCGTTATCCGTGATAACGCCAAAGAAATTGTTACCCGATTTAACGAGCTGGGTAATAAAGGTGGTCAGCGTAAACAGCGTCAGGTTCCGTCTAAATCCGGAAAATTTAGTTACCTGTAATTAACCGCAACGCGAATAAGCAAAACAATTTTATTATCGCTTAATTGCGAGGGAGTCTTATGTTACTGAATAACCGTGCGCGGGATTTACTGGATAATTATACGGCGGGGATGGCGCAGCATTTTGGCACGCAAAACCCTGGCCGTTATTTTTCGCTAAATGACCCGCAGGAAACAGCGCTGCGTCTGGCCATGCTGGAGTCCGTGGAGTTTCTGAACTGGATCACCACGCTGGACGTTGACCAGTTGAGTGGCCAGGTCGTCAACGTGGGCGCGTCTGTTCTCCATACCGGGCGCAACGAAACAGGCCGTTTTGTCCGTCAGGTAGGGGTTGACGGCAATACTTACTCACTGGTTGAGACTGACAGCTGCGCGGCGCTGCGCTGGGATCTGCTTTCCGTCTGGGCGAACGCCGGAAAGGAAGAAAACGAGTTTTACAATCTGGTGCAGACCTTCAGCACCCAGGCGTTTGCCATGGACATGCTGCGTATCGGCTTCAACGGTACACACCGCGCCAAAACCACAGACCCTAAAGCCAACCCAAATGGTGAAGATGTCAACATTGGCTGGCATGAAATCATGAAAACGATGCTGGACGGCAAGCAAATCATGACCGATCCGGTGGTGCTCGATCAGGCGGGTGATTACAAATCGCTGGATGCGATGGCCTCCGATCTGATTAACGCAAAAATCCCGGCACAGTTCCGCAATGACCCGCGCCTGGTGGTGCTGGTAGGTGCTGATCTGGTGGCTGCTGAACAGTACCGACTGTTCCAGGCTGCTGACCGCCCAACGGAGAAAATCGCGGCGCAGCTGCTGGGTAACACCATTGCTGGCCGTCAGGCGATTATCCCGCCGTTCATGCCGGGCAAACGCATGGTGGTTACGCCGCTTTCTAACCTGCACATCTACACCCAGCGCAACACGCGCCAGCGTAAAGCGCGCTTTGAAGATGATCGCAAACAGTTCGAAAACAGCTATCTGCGTAATGAAGGCTATGCGATTGAAGAGCCGGAGCTGTACGCGGCGATTGATGAAAATGCCGTGACCATCGGCAAGCCGTCAGAGCCAGTGGAGGGTTAATCAATGTCTCTTTCACCCGCGCAGCGTCATAACCAGCGCATTGCGATGGAACAAAAGCTGAAGCAAAGCCTGGCAGTTGGCACCACGGAAAGCATGCACTTGCTGATTAAGGCGCTGGAAACAGACGTGGAACAGGTGCGAAGCCTGCCGCTGATTGCCGATCGCGTTGAGCATAAGCGCAATGTGCTGCTGCCGAAATGGGTTCCGACAGTGGAAGCGTATCTGGCCAGCGGCCAGGTGTATGCCAATCCGGTTCTGGCGTGGTGCGTGATCTGGCTGTTTGACGTGGGCGATCTGGATAAGGCGCTGGAATGGGCTGATATCGCTATTGCCCAGCAACAGGCCACACCGGAACGGCTGCGCAGCAATTTTCCAACGTTCGTGGCCGATACGATGCTGGCCTGGGCGGAGGAGTCTGCGGGGCGCGGGGAAAGCATTGAGCCGTATTTTTCACGCACGTTTGAGAACGTGGCCACCAGGTGGCGGCTGCATGAGCAGGTGACAGCGAAATGGTACAAGTTCGCCGGATTGCAGCTGCTGCGCGGTGAGGATGGCCAGAAAACAGCGGCGGGTGTGGACGATGTGGAAACACTCCAGAAAGCCGATCAGCTGCTGGCCACCGCAGAACAGTATTACCTGAAAATCGGCGTTAAAACGCAGCGGCAGACCATCGCCGCACGTATCCGAAAACTGACGCAGGGTTAAAGACTACCGCAAGCCAGGCGGGCGCGGTGGAGGGCAGAAACACGATGTGAAGCTGCGCCGTGGAAACCGGACAGCCCGCCTATTTTTTCGGGGGAGCCATGTTTAGTGGAAAGCCGCTTGATTATCAGGACGAGCCGCTAAAAAACGAAGGATTCTGGCCAGACCTGAACCTGAAGGATTTTCAGGCACAGCGAGCGATCCCGGCTGATGTTGAGGCGGACACCGTTGCCCAGGCGCTGCTTGCGGCCGTGGCGGAGGTGAATGCGGAGCTGGAAAAAGTGGAAGCCAGCTGGAAGGCAAAAGGGGTTCTGAGCGCAGGGGACGCGCCGGGGGCACGGATGGGGGAGTTAAACGCCCTATGTGCGCAGTACATGAAGGCGGTTTTTGCCAGGGCAAAAGCGGACCTGTTGGGGGAGTTTGCCACCGTTGGGCGGCGTGACTCTCACCCAGGCCAGGAAAGCACGGAAACCCGCGCCGGGTTACTGGCAGAAGCATCTGTAGTGATCCGCCGTATGAAGGGGCTGAAAAGAGCAACGGTGAAGAAGGTATGAACCAGACACAGCTTGAAAACCTGACGGCGTTCTTTACCAGCAACGTGCCAGCCCGTGCGATGAAGGCTTTTGGCAGCGTTGTGGATGAAATGGAGTTCGTACCGGCTGCAAAGGATTTGGGGCTGGGGCAGTACCGCCAGGCGGTGATCCGCTATGACGCGGTACTGAGCTGGGAGCGTTTCCCGTATCGCCTGTGCCCGCCGCAGCTGCTTATGTCGCTGATGGCTGCCTGGCTCGATGAGGCAGACAGGGAACTGCTGGACGAAATCGGGGTAACTGAGGCCGATCCGCAGTGGGATGTGTCGGTGGCCGATGAAGAAACCGCCGATATTGTCCTGACGGTTCCCATGGCGGAAGAGCTGGTGATCCGTGAGGACGAAAAGGGATTAATCCCCTGGCAGGGAAAGCGCTGGTCTCTGGCTGAGCCGGAGATCTGGACGGCGCTGACGGCGACGGTTTACGGCGTGGATGAATCCGGTGCGCCTGTGGGCGATGCGTCGTGATTGCCGGAGGGGAGCTTAACAAGCGCCAGCTGGCGGAGCTGAAAAAGGCGCTGGCCAGCATGGAGCTGCCGCCCAAAAAACGGCAGCGGCTGCTGTGGCGAATGGCGAAATATGGCGTTATTGCCGCTGCCAAGCGCAACGTGCGGAACCAGGAAACGCCGGACGGGGAAGGCTGGGAAGGGCGCAAAACGAAGCGCAAAGGCAAGATGCTGCGCAACATGCCGAAACTGCTGCATATCCGGGAAATGCCTGAAATTCAGGCCGTGCGGATTTACTTGCAGGGTGGCGGCTACCGGAACGGGGATAAACCTGTACCCGCTGGCACTGTGGGGTATTCACAGCAGAACGGTATGCGCGTTCGTGTGAATCGCGCCAACCAACCGGGAAAGGTACAGGCGGGAAAGATGGCCACCGCTCCGCAGGCAAAGAAACTGCGCGCGCTGGGCTACCGGGTGCGACGGGGTAAACGCTGGAAAAAACCCACAATCCGGGAAATAACCAGCGAAATGCCATACGGACAGGCGGGTTTGCTTATCCGGAAGCTAAGCGGCAAGGCTGTAAAAACGAGCTGGACTATCGATCTCCCTTCCCGCGTATTTCTGGGAATGGGTGATGAAGATTTTAACAAGGCGCTGGCACGCCAGCTTCAGGCCATCGGCTTTGGCTGGGATGTGAATGCGCAGGATATCAGGGGGAGAACATGACCTGGCCAAATGTGACCGTTAACCAGGTAAACCAGCTACTGGGCGAGACCAATGAGGTGGAACGCACGGTGCTGTTTATCGGTACGGGAACCAAAAATACAGGCAAGACCCTGGCTGTGAACACCCAGAGCGATTTTGACGCGCTTCTGGGTGAGGCGGACAGCCAGTTAAAACGGGATGTTCTGGCGGCAATGTCGAATGCTGGCCAGAACTGGTGGGGGTTCGTCCATGTGCTGGCAGCTGACAGCGAGCCGGATGCGTGGGTTAAAGCGGTGCTGGCCGCGCAGGTGTCGTGCTCTGTTGAAGGTGTGGTGCTGTGCAATGACATTTCCACAAAGGCGGAGATTAACCAGGCCGTTAAGCTGCGCGCGGATCTGATCGCCAAATATGGCCGCTGGGTGTGGTTCATTCTGGCCACACAGGGAATACAGGAAGAGGAGGGACAGGCGGATTACCTTGCGCGCGTGGCCATCCTCCAGGACGGCATTGCGGAAAAAGCGGTGCAGCTGGTTCCCCGGCTCTGGGGGAATGAACCGGGCGTGCTGGCTGGCCGTCTGTGTAACCGTGCCGTCACCGTGGCGGACAGTCCGGCGCGTGTAAAAACGGGGGCACTTGTCAGCCTGGGCAGTGATGAACTGCCGCTGGATGGCACAGGGGCGGTGCTGGAGCTGGCCACGCTTCAGGCGCTGGAGGCGCAGCGCTTCAGCGTGCCGATGTGGTATCCGGACTATGACGGGTTCTACTGGTCAGACGGCCGCACGCTGGACGTGGAAGGGGGCGATTATCAGTCCATCGAGACGCTGCGCGTGGCCGATAAAGCCGCACGCCGGGTGCGTCTGCTGGCCATCGGCAAAATTGCAGACCGTTCGCTTAACAGCACACCGGGCAGCATTGCCGCACACCAGACGCTGTTTGCGAAGCCGCTGCGCGAAATGTCCACGGCAGCAAACATCAACGGGGTTTCATTCCCCGGCGAAGTGAAGCCGCCGCAGGATGGTGATGTGACCATTGTCTGGAAAAACAAAAAGGCGGTGGAGATTTACATTGTAGTGCGCACCTGGGAAGTGCCGCTGCAAATCACCATTAGTCTGTTACTGGATGCCAGCCTGGAGGTCGCCGCATGAGTAAGCGTATTTCGGGAATGTCGTTTGATTCATACGTTGACGGCGATCTGATTCACATCGAGAAAATTTCTCTCGATATCACGGACAACAGCGCCGCCGCGCAGACCCGTGGCGTGCCGGATGGACACGTAGATGGTGATGTGGCCGCTGAGGGTGAAATTGAAGTCAGTTCCAAAGTGCTGAGCGTGCTGACGGCAAAAGCGCGATCGGCAGGTTCCTGGCGCGGTATTGAACCTGTGGATTTCCTCTTCTATGCCAAAGCCGGTAATGAGGAAGTTAAGGTGGAGACGTTCGGCTGCAAACTTCAGCTGAGTAACCTGCTGGATATCGATCCGAAGGGTGGCAGCGTGGCCACGCACAAAATCAAATACTTTGTGACCAGTCCAAAGTTCGTAAACATCAACGGCGTTCCGTATCTGGAAGCGGAAGCCACGGAAAACCTGATCGGGTAAGGGGCAGGGATGCAGGAGTACGAAAAAGGCGCTCTGACGCTGGCGGTTATGGGGGCGCTTATCGCGCTGGGTAAGCTACTGTCCAGCAATGAGCCTGTTACGGCACGGCTGGCCATCGGGCGTGTCATTGTCGGGAGTGCGCTTTCTGTGGCGGCGGGTTCGGCGCTGTATCTGGTTCCGGAGCTTCACCCGCTGGCGCTTCTGGGGATTGGTTCAGCGCTGGGGCTGGCCGGGCTTCAGGGGGTTGAGCTTTGGCTCAAACGTAAAGGGATTAACGCAGGGGCGGGTAAATTATGACGTTAAGTGAAAAACAGCAGCTGTTTACCGTGATGGTGGGCAATCTGATCCACTGGGCTGAAGAGCACGGCTATCGTCTGACGTTTGGCGAGGCGTACCGCACGCCGGAACAGGCCGCGCTGAACGCTAAAAAGGGCAGCGGTATCACCAACAGTCTGCATACCCAGCGCCTGGCCGTGGACTTTAATCTGTTCGTGAATGGCCAGTACAAAACAGACACTGCCGATTATCTCCCGCTGGGTGAATACTGGGAATCGCTGGGCGGTACGTGGGGCGGCCGCTTTAAATCCCGTCCGGACGGTAATCACTTCAGTCTGGAGCATAACGGGGTGCGCTGATGACAAACGGCCAGTGGCTGGTAGTGGTTGCGCTGGCATTTGTCTGGGGCTGGCTGACCGCTGACTGGCGGCGTGACAGTCTGGAGCTGGCGATCAACTCCGCCGCACAGGTTGCGGGTAACAAGTCCCAAAAGGCGATGCTGGAGATTGCCAGCGAATCCGCCAGGGGGCTGGAAGATAAGCTGGAGGCGCTGGAAAGTGGCAGACCGAAGGAGATCAGAACAGAAATTCTTAAGCCGGTTTTCACTAATGTTTGCGTGTCTGATGATTTTATCCGGATGTATAACGCAACCGTCGAAAATACCGAGCGTACCTTATCAGGAAAACCTGAAGCGAAAATGCCCAACGGAAAATCTTCCTCGCATTAAAGGTAATACCGGGGCGGATATTGCTGCCCCTGCTATTGAATATCAGGATTTATATTCTGTGTGTGCAGCACGTCATAACGCGCTGATAGATGAAATAAACAAACGAGAGAGTGTATTAAATGGAACAGAAAATTAATCTTGTTGTATGTGGTAAAGAAATTGTTTTCGCACCTAATCAGACCGCCTATAACAAATTCATTAATGAAATGTCGATGGATAACAAAGTTGCCCCGGCGCATAACTACCTGACCCGCATCGTGGAGCCGGACAGTAAAGACGCGCTGGTCGAGCTTTTAAAACGTCCGGGTGCAGCATTGCAGCTGGCTGGCAAGGTAAATGAAATTTACGCACCTGAGCTGGAAATTGAAGTAAAAAACTGACAAAGCGAGTCCGGGCTATTGAAAGAAACGGACTCGATCAGTATTTAATTTTACGCCGCCACTATTTACCCCACGGGGAAGATTCTGTTGACGATATCGCCGCCGCTGTCTGGCTGGATAATCGTTTTTGGGAAAATATGCGCATTGCTACGGCAAATGGAATGAGCACTGCTTTTAAAGGCGCTGAATGAAACAGTTAGATTTTACATTAAGCCTGATCGATAAATTGTCCCGCCCTTTAAAACAGGTGCAGAACAATGTGACCGGCTTTGCGGAAAAATCAGCGGCAGCGTTTACGAAGATTGGCGGCGGCGTGCTGGCGCTGGCCGGAACGGGCATGGCCATCAAAGGCGCATTGTCCCCGGCCATAGAAATGTATGACGCACTGAACGAGGCGGCCGCAAAAGGTATCGACGATTCTGCGCTAAAAACCGTCCGGCGCGATGCGCTCATGTTCAGCACGACATACGGCGCCAGCGCCGTGGAGTTTGTTCAGTCCACTGAATCAATTAATGCGGCCATTGCCGGACTGACCGGGAATGAACTGCCGAAAGTGACCAAAGTCGCCAACGTCCTGGCGTTTGCCATGAAATCAACCGCGGCGGAAACGTCGGAGTTTATGGGGCAGATGTTCGGCAACTTTTCCTCTGATGCCGCCCGCCTGGGTAAAGTGCAGTTCGCTGAACAGCTGGCCGGAAAGATGGTTTATATGCGCAAGACGTTCGGCGCGGAAATGGGCACTATCAAAGACCTGATGGAAGGCGCGCGCGGCGTGGGAACCAACTACGGTGTCGGGCTGGATGAACAGCTGGCCGTTCTGGGGCAACTGAGCCGCACGCTGGGAACGGAAGCGAGCAGCGCTTACGAAGGCTTTATGACGGGCGCGATCGATGGCGCTAAAAAGCTGGGGCTGTCCTTTACTGACGCTACCGGAAAAATGCTGTCCATGCCTGAAATGCTGGCGAAGCTACAGGGCAAATATGGCAGGAGCCTGGAAGGGAACCTGAAGGCACAGGCGGAGCTGGATGAAGCCTTTGGGGACAGTTCGGCGGTGGTTAAGCAGCTGTATGGCAACGTGGCGCTACTTCAGCGGAATATCACCGAACTGGGCGGTGCTGACGGGCTGAAGCGCACCCAGGAAATGGCGGCCAGAATGGTGAAACCGTGGGATCGCTTTATTGCCATTCTGACGGCCATCAAAACCGTCATTGGCCTGACGCTGATCCCGGTACTGTATCCGCTGCTGAATCGCCTGGCAGATATGGGGCAAACCTTTGCCCGGTGGATGCAGCTGTTTCCCAACATCGCGCGGGTGGTGGGGTATGCCGCGTTAGCGCTGCTGAGTTTTGCCGCCGTGGGTGCTGTTGCCAATATCGTGATGGGCGTCAGTTCGTTTGTGATGATGGGCATGACGAAGGTGCTGGCGCCCATGGCCAGACTGCTGGGACTCAATCGCCTGGCAATGCTCGCCAGTAACGCCGTGACGCAGCTGTTTACTGCCGGGTTGCGGGGTTTGCGTGCCGCACTGCTCGCCGCCAGTATTGCCGCCCGTATGGGGTCTGCCTCGTTTTTACTGATGATTGCCCCGATTGCGGCTGTTGCCCTGGCCATTGCTGGCGTGGTGCTGGCGGTCATTAAGTTCTGGCAACCGATCAAGGCTTTCGTCAGCGGCTTTATCAGTGGTTTCAGCCAGGCCAGTGGCGCACTGACTCCGTTTAAAGGGCTATTCAGCGGCATCGCCACGGCGGTGGGCTGGGTCTGGAATGGCGTTAAAACGCTGTTTGGCTGGTTTGGCAACCTGCTTTCCCCGGTACAAATGACCGGGGAAAAACTGGCTGGCGTGACCAGCGCGGGGGAAACCTTTGGCCGTGTGGTGGCGGGGGCGGTTGGCATGGTTCTGACTCCGTTTGAGCTGGTTTATCGTTCCATTCAGACGGTCATTGAGATGTTCGGGATCGTTATTGAGGGCTGGGGTGATGTGGTTAACGCCTTTGATATTAATTCCCCTGTTGCCTCCTTTGAAAAAATGGCCAGCGTGATCGGTGGCGTTTTTGGGAAATTGTGGGACACCCTGAAAGGTTCATTTACCGGAACGTACAACTGGATTATTGAAAAGCTGAATAAAATTCCGGGCGTGGATATTGCCCTGGCTGCTGATTCAGGTTCGGGAGCAAATAAGGGAATCCCTTTCAACCCTAAACAGGTTGAACAGTCTGCGATTACTTCACCTGAAATAAAACAGGTTGAGTATGGCGGAAATATTACGCAGCAGTTAACGCAAAACACGTTATTACCTGAGCCACCGCCAGCAATTGCCCCCAGTGTGCTTTTAACTGGTGGGGAGCTTAAAGGCGTTGAGCGCGGCGGGATCAGTAAAACCATAAACAGCAATTCTAAATCTGTTACGGACAACAGCCGCAAAATTGACACGGTGAATATCTACCCGAAAGAAATGCTTTCACCGGGACAATTGCAGGAGTGGCAGGAGCTAAACCCATGAGTGATTTGCTTTACATCGATCTGCTGATTGAAAACGGTAATTTTGTTCTGAATACCGGGAAAGAGCCTGAGCTGTGTAATAACCGCAAAAGTATCGGGCAGGACATTATTCACAGCATTCTGGAAAGCGGTCTGGCCACGCAGCTGGTTGGCGAACGCAGCCCGACTTTACGCGCGGATATCTTCACGCAGCTGGAACTGCTGATTGAAGAAGATGAACGCATTGTGCCGGGTACGGTGGATGTGAGTGAGGAAAGCCCGAAGCGGTTATGGGTGACGGCGAGCACGTACGACTTTGGCGGAATATCAGCAGAGGTGGAGCTATGACGGAAAAGCCGCAGGTTGATTTTGAAGAGGTGGTGAAGTCCAGCGGGATGCCCGTTACGGAAGAGGCGGTGCGCACCCGCTTCAACGCCATCGCCGCGCAGGAAGGGCTGATTACCAACACGTCGCGCATGTCTCCGTTCTGGCGGCTCATTACCGCCATTGTGACCGCGCCAGTAATGTGGCTGAAGGATGCGCTGGTTTCGGTGGTCATGACCAATATGTTTGTGGCCACAGCGGGTGGGCAGATGCTGCGTCTGCTGGCCTGGGCGGTGAATGTCACGGCTAAGCCTGCCAGCGCTGCGGAAGGTGTGATCCGCTTTTACAAGGAGGATTCAAAACAGGCCGTCACCGTGGCGGCGGGAACGGTAGTCCAGACCGAAAGGATTAACGGCAAGGTTTACGCCATGGCCACGGTCGCTGACGTGGTGATCCCGTCCGGCACGGCAAGTGCTTTGCTGGCCGTCAAAGCCACCGGAACGGGCGGGGCGTACAACCTTGCGCCGGGCTATTACCGCATTTTGCCCGTGGCCGTGGACGGTATCAGCCATGTGGCCAGTGAAGAGGACTGGCTGACCGTGCCGGGCGCGGATGAAGAAAGTGATGACGAGCTGCGCGAGCGCTGCCGGAACCAGTTCAACCTGGTGGGGAACTACCACACGGACGCGGTTTACCGTTCGATGATTGCGAGCGTGGCCGGACTGAGTATTGACCGGATTTTCTTTCTGCATGACGCGCCACGTGGTCCGGGTACAGCGAACGCGTATCTGTTGCTTGATAGCGGGGTCACGTCTGAGCCGTTTATTGAAGCGGTTAATGACTACATCAACACGCAAGGCCACCACGGGCACGGGGACGATATGCAGTGCTTTGCCATGCCGGAAACCCGCCACGATCTAAGTGTGACGGTGTATGTCAGAAACCTGAGCAATCTTGACGAGGAACAGCAGGGCACGCTGAAGAAAGGGATTGAAAACCTGATCCGCTGCGCCTTCAGGGAAAACACGGATTATGACGTGAAAAAAACATGGCCATATTCCCGCTTTTCGTTTTCGCAGCTGGGGCGCGAGGTGCACAAAACCTTCCCGGATTCGGATTCCATCGAGTTTTCGCTGAAGGATATCACCAGCGATCTGAGCGTACCGCGCCTTAACTCCTTAACGGTGAGCCTGGAAGATGAATGATTTTCTGAAAAAACTGGCCAGCATGTCGCTGCCGTCCTGGATGAATAAAGGTGAGCCGCTGGCTTTACTGCGCACGGCGCGGACGTACTGGGCTGAGGTGTACAGCTGGATCACATGGCCATTACGTCAGTTTGATCCGCTGACCTGCATAGAGCCGGTACTCAATTTAATCGCGTATGACCGTGACATAAGCCGTTTCAGTGGCGAACCGCTGAGCCTGTACCGCAAGCGCGTGGCCTATGCCTTCATTAATGCGCGTGATGCGGGTTCCGTTGAAGGGTTCATAAACATCTTTTCACGGCTGGGGATTGGTTACGTGGAGCTGGTAGAACGCCAGCCGGACATCGACTGGGACGTGATCATGGTACGCGTCACGGACAGCCAGATTGCAGACAACACGCAGCTGATGATTCAGATAATCCGGCAGTACGGGCGAACCTGCCGCCGTTATCAGTTTGAAGTGATCACGTCTGAAAGCCTGGCTATCCGGGCGGGATGGGATCAGGGGGAATACGTGGTTTATCCGGCACGTCTGAACAGCACGGAAGCCAGTGGCGCAACGTTTAGCGCGAGTTTATAGGGAGAATTTATGTCACAGACAGCGATCACACTGGCCTTTGAGCAGTGGAAAGCAAGCCAGGCGGTAACGGGTGAAGCCGTTCTGCTGGATGAATTTGTTTTTGCCAACGTGCCGGGGCTGGAAGCCACTAAGCCCGTTGACCGCAAGGAAACACTGCCACCTGCCGCGCAAATCGTTCACCGCCAGGCCGTCAGCCGTAAAGGTGTGGTCAATGAAAATGCCGTGGTTCACTCCGTTGTACTGGGCGCGGAAGTGGGTGATTTTTCGTTTAACTGGATCGGCCTGATTAACAAGGCGAGCAACACGCTGGCCATGATTGTTCATGCGCCGCTACAGCAGAAGCTGAAAACGAAGGATGGACAGCAGGGTAATGTGCTCACCCGTTCGTTTTTGATGGAGTACAACGGCGCACAGGCTGAGACCGGAATCAACACGCCAGCGGAAACCTGGCAGATTGACTTCACCGCACGTATGGCCGCAATGGATGAACGTCAGCGCATGGAAAATATCGACCTGTACGGCGCGGCGGCTTTCATGGGTAATGGCTGGCTTGTCGCAAAGAACGGCTCACAATATTTCGTGACGGCCGGGGTGGGATATGTGCGCGGGTTGCGCGCGCAGCTGGCGGCTAACCAGAATATTTCTGTTCCGGCTAAACCAGCAAAAGTCTGGCTGGATGTGGCATGGACGGGAACGCTGACCAGCGCCTGGGGTGTGGCCAGCAAAATTACAGTGGCGGCTGACCTGGCTGATTATGTGCAAAACGGTGTGCAGCATTACGTTTTTGCCGTGGCAAGTATTGATGCGAATGGCAATATTACCGATCTGCGCCCGACAGGTGATCTTGCTGACCAGGCGTTAAAGGCACATGAAAAATCGCGTAACCATCCTGATGCCACTACTACCGAGAAGGGATTCACAAAGTTAAGTAGCGCGACGGATAGCACGTCTGAGGCAATGGCTGCGACACCTAAAGCGGTTAAAGCGGCATACGACAAAGGCAAGGCCGCAGATGACAATGCGAACGGACGCGTGCCACAAACGCGAAAAGTGAACGGGCATGAGCTTAAATCTGATTTTAATATCACCCCTGGCGATATTTTTAAACTTTCTACGGGGATTGGTGGCAACTCTGATTTAAACAACTTCACCGAACCGGGATTGTATTACCAGCCAGCGAACGCTCAGGCACAAACCGGGAAAAACTATCCGGAGGCAAACGCCGGTTCGCTGGAAGTCTATAAACATGCGGGTATTACGCAGATTTACCGGGTTTACAATGGTTCCCGTACGTACATCCGTACCCTTTACAGCGGTGTGTGGTCAGCCTGGGTAAAACAATATGACGCGGCAAATAAACCCTCTGCCGGGGATGTTGGTGCGATTCCTCTGACCGGAAGTGCCGAGGTTAAAGGTCTGATAAGAAATGCTGCTGAGTTTCAGTCAACATCTGCAAACAGTTTCCGTATTGCGTACGGTGATTACGGAACATTCTGGCGTAATGACGGAAATAACCTTTATCTGATGCTCACCAATAAAGGAGATGCTTATGGATCTTATAACGCGCTTCGTCCGTTGTGGGTTAATTTGGCAACAGGTGCATTACAGACGGGTACGCCGTTAACCGTTAATAATACAATTAATGCGGATAAAGAAGTTACAGCGGGTTATACCGGACCATTTGCCTGGGCTGAGCAGTACAAAGCTAAAGCACCGTTCTTTAACTCATATTCCACAACCGGAGCGAGTGAATACCATCCGGTAATTAAACAGCAGGCAACCATTGCGGGGAAAAACTCATGGGCTTTCTCCTTAGGGTCTCTTGTCGCGGGAGATGAACTTTCATGGCATCTACACATGAAAGGCAGTGGTGGGCAAGAGGTGAATTTTAAATGGGACACCAAAGGGAATTTTAACGCGCCAGGGCAAGTTAATCCGGGCAGTTATGCCAACTTTGATTCGCGTTATTACACTAAATCGCAAACGGATGCGGGTTATATGCCGAAAACGGGCGCGTACACCAAAGCGGAGAGTGACGGACGTTTCCAGCCAAAAGGGAGCTATACCCCAGCTGGACAGGCTTATACAAAAGCAGAGTCTGACGGGCGTTTCCAGCCAAAAGGCAATTACACCCCGGCAGGTCAGGCGTACACCAAAGCAGAATCCGACGCGCGTTATGGGGTAGGTAAAACGACTACGGGAAATAACAGTGCGTACTATACACACGGCAATGGTGCTGTATTTATGCAGTCTATGAGGAATATCTCTGTCGGCAATAATGCCACCGTGACTGTAACACTGCCCACGTCATTCCCTAACGGGATTCTGGGTATAGGTTCAAGCTATTACGGAACGGGCGGGAATAACTCCGCGTCATACTGGTTCTGTACGCCTGTGGGTAAAAACCAGGTGAAAATCCAGACTCATAACTGTAGTGGTACATTCTTCTTAAACGTTACGGGCTACTGAAATGGACAAGTTTTTTAGCAATTCAGAAAATAGTTTTTATCTTGAGGAAACCGTCAATTCTTATGAGGAGCAGGGTATTCCTGTTCCCTCTGACCTGAAAAAAATTACTGACGAAGAATATGAAACTTTTATGGTTTCACCTGACAGGAAAGCGCCATATTACAGCCTAAAATCAAAATGTATGGTGTGGGTTGATATTGCGCCACCTACGCGGGAAGAGGAAATTGAAAGCGCAGAGTTATTAAAGGCGCAGCTGTTGGCTGGCGCGGCAGAAGCTATTTCCCCGCTTCAGGATGCTGTTGATTTGTCTATGGCTTCTGAGGCGGAAACAGCAAGTCTGTCGGCATGGAAAAAATACCGGGTATTACTTAACCGTGTTGATACCAGTAAGGCACCTGATATTGAGTGGCCAGAGGTGCCTGGCAATGTGGCGTGAAGCACGAATTGCATTCAGTGATTCCGTGGCCGCGCTGAATTGTTCCGTTATCCCGGTACATCCCTGGGTGTACGGGGTAGGGCAACAGACAGAAAACGGCGCGTATCTCAGCCCGGTAAACGCGATCAACTACCTGGCTGACAAGCTGGCCGGAACGGGCGGGGCGGCGGATATCGTGATCATGATGGTTTCTGGCCAGACGCATGACAGCTTTATGGCCAGCCTGAACAAGCTTGTGGATGTATTCCCCAGCCCGGCATTTACCCAGGTGCGGAGGCTGGTGCAGTCCGCCGCGCAGCTGGCTGCGGAGAAGATGCAAATTCCGGCGAAATACAGTCAGAGTTTACCCGCGGCGATCCCGCTTTCTGTGCCTACAAGCCGCACTGCTCTGGCGGCCGCTGCGGTGAAGAAAGCCCAGCAGGAGGCCGCAGCCGTCGCGGATTTGACGGGCGTAAAAAAGCTGATGGGGGATTTTAAACAGCAGCGCGAAAGCCTGATTTCTGGCATTGCCAGCGGATTAGCGGATTTGCAGGGAAAAAGCGCCAGGGCATGGGTGTTTACTGCCAGCGGCGATCTGCCGTCCACGCTTCTGGAGCTGGTAAAAGGGATTCCGCTTCAGTCCTCTGTGTACACCGCCGCCATGATGCTGGTTGGCGACAATCTCGACGGCATAAAAGGAATGATACATGACCTCGAACCCGACACTGGCGCTTAACGGTGAAGCCATTCTGCTGAAGAACATGCGCGTGACCGTATCGCAGCAATTCCAGGACAAAGACCAGTCCGGCCAGACGAGTGCAACCACGAAATCCGAGCAGGGCATCAAAGGCAAGGAGCTGCGCGTTTCCGGCGAAATTCCGTATAAAAATCCGGAGATCCTGCGCCGTATTTTTGAGCTGGCCAGCGCGACGGAGGCCAGCGGCCAGCGCCAGAAATACCGCGTTGCACATGAGGCGGCGCGGGCGGTGAATTTCCGTGAGGCGATTTTTACCGGAACACTGGACGCGCCGCCGCAGGACGGGCGCATGTCCTGGCTGGTTACATTCACCCTGACCGAACATGTCAGCGTGCAGGAAAAACGCGAGGCCAGGGCAAGCGGCAAAACCAAAGCCGTGAAGCAAACGGCGGGAAGCGGCGGAGGCCAGAACGGTGGCCAGGCTGCTGGCGAGGATGAAGAAAAACTGACGTGGTTTGAAAGCAACGTACTCAAGCCCGTAAATGACGCACTGGCATAATCATGAAACCGATTAAACGTTTATATCTTTCAACGGATGAAATTCACCTGGCTGATGCCAGCCTGGTGCTGGAGCTGAACAGCTGTGGCCGGGGGTTTATTACGGCCGGAACAGCGCAGGACTATACGGGGAAGCTGGTGCGTCTCGATGTGGGTTACACCGATCTGGTGTTGCGCTGGTTTACCGGGTACGTGGAACGCTCGCAACCTGCTGAAAACGGCTTTCAGCGTCTCTTTGTTCGTGAGCTGGTCGGCGTATTTGAACGCCTCTGGCCATGTTCGTTTCAGCACCCCACGCTGCGCGATGTGGCCAGCTGGCTTACAGAGCACAGCGGCCTGACCTTCAGCGTGCCGGATGCAGAATATTCAGACCGTCCGATCCCACATTTCACCCACAGCGGGACGGGGTATCAGCTGCTGGATAATCTCGGAAAGGCTTTCGGCATTACGGATTACGTCTGGTATCAGCTGCCGGACGGCGCGGTATATGTTGGCGGCGCGGAAAAAGCCCTGTTTGCTGGTCGCCCGATTGAGATCCCACATGAATTTAATCAGGGGGCGGCCGGGGGGAACTCAATGACGCTTCCCCTGGTGCAGAGTCTGCGCCCCGGCGTGGAGCTGAATGGGGAACGGGTGACAAAAGTCCACCTGCAAAATGACACGATGGCTGTCACCTGGACACCCCGCAACCGTGCGACGGGTAAGCCACTGCAAAAAACACCCGTTCAGCGTCAGATTGAAAGCCATTATCCGGAGCTGGCATCCGGGATGCATTTGCCAAAGTTTGGCCGTGTGATGAATCCCGTTGAGGCAGTGAAAAGCGGCAATTTCTCCGATCCGTTCCGTCCCCGCTATGCGGTTGACGTGCAGCTGCTGGACGCGGACGGCAACCCGGAAAAAGACACGCCTGTTTATTCGGCCGTTCCGCTACCGGTTCCTATGGCGGGTAATGATTCGGGGATGTTCCAGTTTCCGCCTGAAGGAACGCTGGTCGAAATCGCTTTTACTGGCGGACGGCCGGATAAGCCTTTTGTGCGGCAGACCGTGCCGGACGGAACCAGCCTCCCGGATATCCAGCCTGGCGAACAGCTGCAACAGCAGCGCGCGGAAGTGTCGCAGCGCGTCACCCAGGCGGGGGACTGGGTGAGGCAGACAGACCAGACGATCAGTGAAACCTCAATGGCGCGGGTGGTTAAGGCCGATACAGAACAGCGCGAGCTGGTCAGCCGGGACACCACAGTTAAGGCCACGGATAAAATTACCGTGCTGGGCACATCCACATTGCTGGCCGGAGCCATTCAGCAGGTGTGCACGGGGGATTACAGCCAGGCTGTGAATAACCGCGTGGCGAGTATCGGCGGCAATGATGAAACAGACATAGCCGGGAGCCAGACAGTCACAACGGGTAAAGACCTGATTGAGAAAATTGGCCAGATACGTAAAAGTGTGGCGGCCGTGCAACAGCAAATTATTGCCCCTGTGGTGTGGATTGGCTCTGGCACTATCAATGTGGCACAGCTGATGCTGGACACGCTCGACGTGGTTAAAGAGCTGGCAGAGCAAACGGCAAGCCACACGCACAGCAATACGGGAGCACCGACCAACGCGGGAGCAATCCGGAACACCGGAGCGAAAGCGGACACGCTGAACGGCAAATACTCCCCGGTGATTGGCAAGTAAACCAGTCCAGAACATAACCCGCGAAAGCGGGTTTTTTATGTCCTTCATCCCCTGGCGGGGATATCTCTTTTCTTACCTCTTAAGCGGCTATCGCTACGCGCTGTCAGCGGCGCTCTGGCGCGTTCAGCCTTTTCGCACACTCAGAGCCACCCTTAAAACAGATCGTGTCCACAGCGGGGCGCTGGCGCGTCACAGCACGGCCAAAAAAATCTTTAGCAGACCAAAATCGCACTACACCGCACCCGCCTGCGGTTTTTGGATCATAAAAATTTTTCAGTTTTATTTTTCTACAAACCAGACCGCCAGACCGCGCCAGTGCTGGCGGCTTTGCGGAAAACCCGAACTGAAAAGATTGAAAAGAATTTCAGTGTTTTTCACTTTTATGGATCTGTGGAGGATCGAAGTAAAATTGTAACTACAAGATAAATAAAGAGAAAATTAATTTTACGTGTGTTTGAAGGATCGTTTTTATTTTATGGCCATGGTCAGACTGTCAAAGCTAAAGCAAGAACTGGCGCGGCTCTGGGGCAGACAGAAATCTACTGGCAAACTGAAAAACTTACGCACTATAATACTGGTTATGCATACAGTATTTGTTTTGTAAAGAGGACGAGGCAATGGGCAAAATTTCAATTAGCGGAGCGGTTTTTATCTTTCTGGACAGAGGCGAAAATCTAAAGGATTCTGACTACCTTCCCAGTACAGGAACGCCTGACCAAAAATATGTGTTGTGGCCACACGGTGAAGGATGGGACGTACGTTATCTGGAGTTCGGTACGAGAGGGATTGAGTGGTTGCCGATTGCAGAACAACTTTTCGCCGATGAGCCGGAGGCATGGCAAGCGGCATATGAACATTGGATGGAAAATTGTAGGCAATGGGAGAATATGTTGACTACTTCAGGTGCTGATAAGTGGCAATATCTTTTAAGTCATTCAATAAATATATAA